CACTCGTGCGCCTATTTCCTATCTGATTGACCTGTAACGGGTTGCGGTCCCTGAGTTTACGACGGGTTGTCCTGAGCTGTATTTGAGGCGGATCAATGTCTAACGTGGTGCTCTCTGATCCGGTGCGTGGCCGGGGACGGTGGAAACGCAAACCCACGTTGTCTCCGGCGTCCGCGGTGGTCACGAAGGCCACGGCCGCGGTGGATCCGATCGCGTTTATCAACCGGTTGACGCACACGAAGGGCAAACACGCGACCGAAACGTTTAACTTGCGGCCGTGGCAAACCGCGATCGTCCGGAAACTGTTCACCAAGCGCCGCGATGGTCTCCGCAGGTACCGAACCTGCCTGTTCACGATCCCGCGGAAGAACGGCAAGTCCGAACTGGCCGCGGCACTGGCGATTTACTTTCTCCTGGCCGATGGGGAAACCGGCGCGGAAGTCTACAGCGCCGCGGCGGATCGCGATCAGGCGTCCGTGGTGTTTGGCGTGGCCGCGCAAATGATCCGGAACGATCCGGAACTCGCGGCGCAGTGCTACATCGTGGACTCCCGCAAACGGATCGAACATCACGCGTCCGGGTCTGTGTACCGCGCGATCAGTGCGGAGGCGTACTCCAAGCACGGACTAAACGCGTCCGCGGTGATTTACGACGAACTGGCGTCCGCCCCGTCCCGGGACCTCTGGGATGTTTTGTCCACCTCGCAGGGCGCGCGGACCCAACCGCTCATGTTTGCGATCAGTACGGCCGGGTACGATCGTCATTCGATCTTGTGGGAACTCTACGCCCACGCGAAAAACGTCCGGACGCGTCCCACGCTGGACCCGTCCTTCCTGCCGATTATTTATGAGGCGCCCGAGTCCGCCGATTGGACGGATGAACGCGTGTGGTTCAAGGCCAACCCCGCATTGGGGGACTTTCGGTCCCTGGAAGAAATGCGGACCCTGGCCGCGCGGGCGCGGGAAATCCCGGCACAGGAAAACACGTTCCGCCGTCTCTACTTGAACCAATGGACGGAACAGGCGTCTAGGTGGTTGTCCATGTCCGCGTGGGACGCGTGCGCGGATTCACACCCCCAAAACACCCTCAAAACACCCCGAGATTTATCCGGCCGGAAGTGTTACGTGGGCATGGACCTCTCCACCACCACGGACCTGTCCGCGATCGTGGCCGTGTTCCCGGACGCGACGGGGTTTGACGTGCTCTGTCAGTTCTTCGCGCCGGACGAACGGATCCGGGAACGGTCCCGGCGTGACCATGTGCCGTACGACGAATGGGCGCGGCAAGGGATGTTGACGGCCACCCCGGGCGCGGTGGTGGACTACGACGCCATACGGCGCCACCTGGCCACGTGGTCCGAACGGTACAAGGTGGAAATGATCGGCTTCGATCCGTGGAACGCGACAGACCTGACCACGCGTCTACAGGAACAAGACGGGTTTACCGTGGTGCCTATCAGACAGGGGTTTGGGTCCCTGTCGGCGCCCACGAAGGCCCTGGAACAGTCCGTCCTGTCCCGGCGTCTCCGGCACGACGGACACCCCCTGCTCCGCTGGAACGTGGCTAATGTGTCCGTGGAATCGGACCCGGCCGGCAACCTGAAACCGTCCAAGACCCGATCGTCCGAACGCATCGACGGCGTGGTGGCCTTGATCATGGCCGTGGACGTGATGAACCGACAAGCCGCGATCGTGCCGCCCAGTTATTCCATGGTGGTGCTGTGAGGCGCCCGGGCCGTCCCCGGTTGGCGCCCGATGATCCGTCCGTGAACGTCCATTTCCGGTTGCCGTCCAAGGCCCTGGAAGTGTCCCAACGCCAGGCGGGGGAAATGCGATTGACCCATGCGGAATGGCTCCGCGTGTTGGTCTATCGCGCGGCCCGGACGGCCACGGTGTTCAAGCGCCCGAAGGAATGACCGCGGGGGAATATCCACCCCTGCACAGGGGTTTCCACAAGTGCACAGTGTTCCCCGTGGAACACTTGTGGAACACCGTAAGATCAAGGCGCCGATCCGCCCGGACGCTATGGCCGGGGGGAGGTCTGGGGATACGGGGTCCCGTCCGTTGGTGTGCGGGGTCTCCGCGTTCCCCGTCCGGCGCGGGTTGGCTCTTCAAGTTAAGCCATGCCCTAACTTGAACTTGATTTGTCTCCGTAAATAGGTACCTCCGAAATCCCGGAGTCCTATAGACGGCGTGGATCGCGGGTACGTCCTTCTTGACGTCAAGGGTCTGGACCCCACGGCGCGCCGTGTGTCGGGGATCGCGTCCACCCCGGAAATGGATCGGCAAGGGGACATCTTGGACCCGGCCGGCGTGACCTTCCGGAACCCGGTTCCCCTCCTGTTTGGCCACAACCAGAAAGAACCGATCGGCACGGCGATCCTGACCGCCACCCGTCACGGGATCACGTTTGACGCGGTGATCCCCACGGTGGACGAACCCGGACCGCTCAAAACCCGCACGGACGACGTGTGGCAAATGCTCACGGCCCAGGTCCTTCGCGGCGCGTCCATTGGGTTTTCCATTCTGGACAACGCGGTGGAATACCTCCGCACGGGTGGCCGTCGCATTCTCAAATCGGAAATCTGTGAACTGTCACTCGTGACGATCCCGGCCAATCGTGCCGCCACGATCACGCTCGTCAAATCCCTATCCCAAGGACACGCCACCATGAACCTGACCACCGCGGAACACATCACCCACCTGGACACCAAGCGCGCGGCCACGGTGGCGCGCATGGACGCGATCCTGGACTCGGCCAAGACGGACGGGCGTGAACTTACCGCGGACGAACGGACGCACCTGGACGCGGCCGGGATCGAAGTGAAGGCCCTGGAAGGGGACGTGGAACGGTACAAGGCGCGGGAACAGATCGTCATGGCCGCGGCCGTTCCCCCGAAGGTGAACGGGCACTATCCGTACCTCACCGTCCGGGACAACACGGAACCCGGGATCCTGATGGCGCGGTACGTGATCGCGAAAATGGCGTCCAAGTTGGACAACGTGGACGCGGCCGGGTACGCGGAACGCCGGTGGGGATCGTCCTCGCCCGTGACGCTGGAACTCAAAGCCGCGGTCGCGGCCGGCAGCACGACGGACGCGGTATGGGCCAAACCGCTGGTGAACCCCGCGATTTCCGGGGGCCTGATCGAACTGCTCCGCGCGGCCACGATCTTGGGGAAGATCCCAGGCCTGCAGGAGGTCCCGTTCAATGTGAGCATTCCGTCACAGACCGCCGGCGCCGCGGTGAACTGGGTGGGGGAACTGAAACCCAAGCCGGTGTCCGCCATGGCCTTCGCCACGGAAACACTCGGGTTTGCGAAGGTGGCCACGATCGTTCCGTTGTCACAGGAACTGATCCGGTTCTCCAATCCCAAGGCGGAACAGGTCGTCCGTAATTCCCTGGTCAAGGACATTGCCGCGTTCCTGGACGGCCAGTTCACCAACCCGGCCGTGGCCGCGGTGGCTGGACTCAACCCGGCGTCCATTACGAACGGCGCGCCCACGGCCGCGGCCACGGCCGCGCCACTCGCGGACATTCTGGGTCTGATCAATCACTTCGCCACGAACAACATTCCGGTTGATGGGTTGGTGTTCATCATGAACCCGGCCAACGCGTTGGCTCTCTCCTTCCGGACGTACTCGGATGGATCGCCGCAGTTCCCCGGGATTGGGGTGAACGGCGGGACCTGGAAGGGCATGACGGTGATCGTGTCCAACACCGTCGCCACGAACGTGATCGCCCTCCAACCGGCGTACATCCTGTACGCGGACGATGGGGGCGTGACGATCGACGCGTCCACGGAAGCCAGTTTGCAAATGGACTCGGCGCCGGACTCCCCGGTGACGGCCACCACGGTGGTGGTCTCGATGTTCCAAATGAACGCGGTGGCGATCCGCGCGGAACGCTACATCAACTGGAAGCGGATCAACACCAACGCGGTGAAGTACCTGACCGCGGCCAACTGGCCGTCGCCCACGGGTCTGACCCTCGGCGCCACCGCGGACGACACCGATCCGCCCGCGTCACGCCGGAAGTAGGCCGTGGGACTGGCCGCGACGATCCGCGCGAACCTTCGCGCCGTGTTTGGGCCGGGGCAAATGTCCCCGGCCCAGTCCGGCGCGTGGATGCCGATCGTCCGCGAACCGTACACGGGCGCGTGGCAGAAGAATGATGAAGTCCCGTTAGAGACGGCGCTATCCAATCCCACCGTGTTCCGGTGTGTGTCCCTGATCGCGTCCGACATTGGGAAACTCCCGTGCCGGTTGGTCCAGCAAGACGCCAACGGGATCTGGACGGAAACCACGTCCCCGGCCTTCTCTCCGGTGTTGCGAGTTCCCAACCGGTACCAGACCCCGGCGCAGTTCTTCGAAACGTGGATGTATTCCAAATTGCTCTACGGGAATACGTACGTCCTGAAAGATCGGGACGCGCGGAACGTGGTGATCGCGTTGTACGTCCTGGACCCGTGCCGGGTGAAGCCGTTGATCGCGCCGGACGGCGCCGTGTATTACGAATTACAGACAAACGAACTCGCGGGAATCCCCACGGGTCCATTGGTGGTCCCGGCGAAGGAACTGATCCACGACCGGTGGAATTGTGCGTACCACCCGTTGGTGGGTCTCTCTCCGCTCTACGCGTGCGGAGGCGCCGCGCGTCAAGGGTTGGAAATGCAGGCGGTGTCCACGTCGTTTTTTTCGGCCGGTGGCCGTCCGTCCGGAATGTTGGTGGCGCCCACGGAAATCAGTGCCGACACGGCCGCGCGCATTAAGGAAACGTGGCGGACGGTGGGCGCGGGTCAGACCGCGGTTGTCGGCAACGGCATGAAGTACGAACCGATCGAAATGTCCGCGTCGGATTCCCAGTGGAGCGAACAGGCCGGGTGGACGGCGAAAACGATCGCGGGATGTTTTGGCGTCCCGATCAGCATGGTGGACAGTTCCATACAGCCACCGTACGCGAACAGTGAATCCACCGCCCTCCAATACCACTCCCAGTGTC